GCTAGTGACCACAAAGCAATATTTGGCGTCGGATTTGTCCTGGCGCTTGGCACCTAGATCAAAGAATACCGAACTGTCAGCGTCAAAGATTGGTTCAATACGGATGCGCTGCCGGTCGTCTTCGTCGTTTTCCTCGTCCTCGTAGACAGTGCGCAGTCTCCAAGCGCCATAACCACCGCCAACAGCCTCTTCAAAGGCATTGTCATAGGCCTCGTTCGCCACAGAATCGTTCTCATCTGCGCGATACAGGCCATCGCATACCTCGGCCAGCTTGTCGTTTTCAGCGCCATCTTTGCTGACGAAATCGACCGTGATTCGGTTATTGCGGTACTCATTGATGATTCGGATGACCGACAGGTGAATCTTGTTGACTTCAAACCGTGGCTTGTTTTCAAACTGATCAGCCAGCGGCCCTTCCCATTGACTGCCGGCCAGGGAATAGAACCGCCGATCTTGCAGGCATTGCAGGCGCTCGTCTCGCAGTGCGGTTTGCACCTCGTCAAACTGCGCTAAAGCCTCTGCGTGCAGGTTTGCTAGTCGTTGGTCGGTCGATAATCTGGCCATAATCAATCCTTATTTCACCATTTGTGCATCGTCGGCACTGGCTTAAAAGTCTGCGGTTTGACAACAATTGCCCGTCTGATTCCCTCGCAAGCGTACCTCAAAGCATCAATAACGTGGTTTTTCTTGTCTTCCAGCACTGGCAGAATTTTACCCGTCAATGGATCTTGCTTATAACTGTATAGCGTCAGTTCGTCAATTGTGTGCGTGCAGCGGGGATGAACAACAATGTCGTACCCCTTCAAGAACTCTATGCCTTCCTCCACCGATTTCGGGCCTTTGACGGCCGTCATTATCTTTGGGAAACCGTTCTTGCGCATATGGCTGATTGTCTCTGGCCTGGCTGAATCTGCGACGATTGGCCATTTCTCGGCCTCTGGCACCTGCATAAACAGCTCTGGCGTGTTCACAATCTCGCAGCCAACCATGTACGCTTCGTGATCAATATAAAGCGTTCTGCCAATGATGTGGCATCGAACTAGCGTTGTCGGGTCTACCGAGAAACCCCAGTCAGCGCCCAGCCGGTGGATAGCGTCTGGTGGTGCATCAAACTCGTCAATCTTCCAGTTCTTAAACACCCTGGCGCTGCTGTTGGTCAGGTAGCTACCTTGCCAAACGTGCTGATACTTGTCTGGATCGCGCCGCTTGTCGTATTCCATTTCATCGCGCAGGACTTGCGGAAACCACGGGTTATCGTTGAAGTTCACCTTGATGACCGTAGCATCCTTCGGCGGTGTCGGGCCACGCAGCAGGAAATCTACCGGGTCGCTGTTTTGGCGCGGATTCCAGGTAAACCACAACTCGCTGTCTGGCTTGCGGATTGTCGGCCGCAGCAGGTCAAGGCTGGTTTGGCTCAAGCTCTGTGCCTCCTCAACCCACGCACAGTCATATCCTTCGAGACTTTTTATGGAATCAGCAGTGTGATTCTGCATCCCTTGGAAAATAATCGCGCCATCGCCCTTCTTAGCCTTAATGACGGCATCCTGCACCTCAAAGTAAGCGCCGGCGTTCATGTCCTGAATCTTTGTCTCCAGCAGCCGCTTGACGGACTGGTTCAGTGATTTCTGGATCTCACGCACGCAGACGCTTCGCCGCTTCTGGTCAATGATGTGCGCCTCGATCATCAGTTCGGCAAACATATGGCTTTTGCCAGATCCACGACCACCCCAAGCGCCTTTGTATCGGCTGGCTTCCAGCAGTGGCAATGCCCATTCAGGCGTCTGAAGCTGCAGGGTTGTCAAGATTTAACCACTATGCGCTCGATGCGCTGAACCAGCGGGTTTGCCGGGTCGCCAGAAACTTCCAGCTTTTCACCGTATTTTCTCGGGGCCAGCTTAGACAGCAGCCATTTGCGCGTATCCACCTGCAATTTATGCTTCTGGATGGCTTGCCAATCCTTCCTGCCGTCTCCGGTCTCCGGCACTTCTTTGTCGCTCAGATCGAGCACTTCCTGCGCCATGCGTTCCAGCAAATCTTCTCGCGCACGCGCATAACTGTCGGAAAGTTCAGCATCTTCTCCAACCCATCCAATAAAAGTGCTGTGACTTACTCCAGCTGCTTCGCAAGCCTTGAACGTGCTTTTGCCGCCTCTCATGCCTTCCAGCACCTTGGCGCAAATCTCTTGTTTGTTTTCGCTGTATTTGGATTTACGCATTGCTTTTCTTGAAAAATGGCCAAAAACACCAGAGCAGCAGGAGCCAAGGCACACCAAACAGACCCAGCATAATCAGACCCATCCCGAATCTGTCGGTCATCATTGCAATGCCGCCCAGCAAGATCAATGCGCCAAGCACCGCATAAAGCCTCACAATAATTGTCCTGATCACTGCAATGCCCTCATGGTTCTCTGATGCGCTCTCTGCCACATTTCCTGCCTTTCGAGTTTAGTTAGTTTAACACCTTGGTCTATTTCCCAGTGGCATTTCAGGCATAGCGCAGCCACCAGGTTGTCATCAGCTTTCACGCTTTTACCTTTGCCGCCGCCCCAGTTGCTGTGCGCTGCCTGCACCATTTCACCGCTGCCGCAGTGCTGGCAATCAAGCTGCGCCACCCGTTTCAGCAAGGCTTTGTCGCGCACGTACTGGTGTTTAGGAAACATCAATGCCCTTGTCTGCTGACCAGGCCAGCAAGAATTCGATGAACTCGCTGCTCTCCGCAGTGGTGAATTTGTGGCTTTGCAGGCCAAGCTGAACAATGCGCTCTCCATCCAGACTCGGGCAGACCTTGCCAATCTTGCGGTTTGTGTCGTGAGCCCACTGGTCAATCAAAAGCCGTTTCCAATCGTCACTTGTCCAGGTGCTGCCTGCCGAAGCCATTTGCTTGGCTATTTTGTCAATCATGCTGTGAAACATACTGTTTTGTTCCACGCTTCGCTTGCTCTGCTTGATTTCAATCGTCATCCGGTGGCCTGCCATCAGCATTGACTTGAGCATCGGCCAGACAACGGTCATCATTTCTTTGTGTGCCTGGACGGGTTCCCAGCAAGTGACTTTCATTCTTTTTCCTTTATCAGTACATCCACGCCAGCAGTCTCGGCATACACCTTTGTTGTGTGAATCTCCACCACTTGCGAGTCATCACCGTAAACAATGCCATTCATTGCATCCATGAAGGATTTCACAACATTGTCCAGGTCTGGCTTCTTGCAAGGCCATTCAGAGCCACTTAAACACGCCTCTGCTCGCTTTTTAGGGTATGACTTAGGCACTGGTAGCCTGACGTAAATAAAAGCCTCTAGCGCGGTTTTAAGCGGTTCACTGCTTCCCATTGCTTGCAAGGCGTAAAACCTGATCTGGTCTTCATAGCTGCTTGTCTTGGCGTCCGTGTAGGTTTGGATGAAGTTTCCTCGTCTGGCAAACCGCGGTCGCCCTTTGCCGTGCGGATGTCCAGGCACTGTGAACATGATCTGCATCATTTGATTGCCCTAATTCGCTCGATGATCATTGATCTCAACCCCGGAAAATCCTGATTCAGTTCTAAGAACCGTCGCAGCAGGTAATCCCGTCTCCCGTCTTTCAACGCCTGGTCGCCCCCAGCCAAGGCCATTTCCGCATACGTCTGGATCAATGTCTCCAGTGAGTTCGAGTGCGCTTGTGATGTCGGCTTCGGTGTGGTCATGGCCTGCTCTGGTTTCGTCTAGCAGCTTGTGAGCTTGGTAGTAGTTAATTTTATACTCCTAATTTTGTAGCTATAACTTCAATATCCATGCGGGTTAGAGGCATATTTCACCATTTTTCATCCGGTTGTTTGTACCAATCAGCAACAGGCTTACTCAGCGGCTGGCGGTCTGACCATTGCTTGTAGCTCATCGTGCTTTCGTTTTTTGGCTTTGCACCCCACTGGTGATGGCTGCACTTCGGTGGCGATCCTTCCAGGCGAACGCTCCACAGGTTTCCGCAGCCATTGACGCTGCACAGCAGGCTTGGGCCGTCATCACGGTTCTTTGATTCTGGTGGTGCAAAACTCATTTTGTGTACTTCCCATCTATGATTTTTTGAAAGTTAGTGGCATTCATTACCCATTCCAAGTCAGGCCGCCACGTTCTGCCTGCTGTCTCAAAACCGTTTGACAAGCTGGTGTCTCTGGCTATGTAGCCAAAGAAGCTATCCCACCACTTGATGCCTGCGGCTTCCGTCTGGTAACCATCAGGGCTGTATGCGCTTGGCCGGCTGGCCTGGTTCCATCGCTGCTTGGTGTTTGCTCGGCGTGATCCTTCCCAGCTTCTCGGCTGCGCAAGGTGCGGCAGATGCTTTGCCCAAAGTTTCAAAATCTCCTCTTGCGGACAGGCCATCAGCTTTGCTGTGGACAAAGTAGCTTTAGCTACTGGTATTAATAATGGTTCATGGTTAATGGTTACTGGTTCATGGTTGCTATTAGGGGGTGTTAAGGGTGGCAATGGGGTGTCTATAGGGGGGCTATCCCCTCCCTTCTTCCATCGCTTGTCAGCACCTCGTTTTCCAGCCTCTGCCATCAAGCAATAGGCGGCTATTTCCTTGTCTGCTCTCGGATTAATGAAACCATCTTCCGTGCTGACAAAGAACTCATTGAGAACGGTAAGAACGTCCTGTTCCTGATCGCGCATCCCAATCTGCCGGGCAATGTCGCGCTGCTTTATCGGCGCCTGGTGCAGGTAGTAGTGATCGAGAAGCCGCCTGTAGGCCAGGTCTTCCATCAGCGTTAAGTGATGGGTGTGGGATTTGTAGTCCCCAATATGGAAACTGTAATAGTGCATTGACAACCTTACGTTCTAGGTCAGCCGTTACTGTAGGTGGGTCTGGCAGGGCGGTAACGAATCGCCTTTTCCCCCGCTAAGGGTAGCCATGCCCGAATTTTACTCTGCAAACCACCCTGGTCGCAAGACTTTCAACTGCCAAATGCGCTTCTCAGGGATGACCTTCCAATGACTGATCGCGGCCTTGGTCACGCCCAGCAGCTTTGCAAGTGCGGTCTTGCTGCCAGCTTTTGCAATGATGGTGTCTAGGTCGGGTTGCATGGCAGGATTGTATAGCAGGCTTAACACCTGAACATAGGGAAAGTACCTAGACGAAAAGATAAAAATAGTTGAAAAAAGGCTTGATGACGGTTTAGCTGGCTATACAATAGCGTCAATCCTCAACACAACGTAGAGGTCTTTTAGGAAGCAAAATGATTAGCATCTACAGCACAAAAAACGGGATGGCCTACCAGCACGGAACCCGCCGCGCCCTGGTTGATAGCAAAGGCTGCACGTTTTTTCAAAAACAAGTAAATGGCGAATGGGTCAATGGCCGCCACTCTTACGCACTCGACTTGATTGTAAAAGTCAAGGCTGCTCTGGTCTAAACAAAACGGGGCTTCGGCCCCTGAAAGAACATTATGAATCATGCAATCAACTGGACGCTGGCTGCTTTGACAGCATTGGTGTTGTCCACGGCATACCTGCTGGACGGCCCATCTGACCACCAGGCTGCAATTGATGCCGCGGCTGATGCCAAGGCTACGCAAGCAGAACAAAGAGCGCAGGCAAGGTTTGAACGGGCTGCACAGGCAATGTGTGGCGATAACGCAGGATGGACGCAGCTGGAGAACGGTGCTGTCCAATGTTTGACTAAACGGGGTCACAAGACCCAGAAAGTGCAATTGTGAAAATCGAAGATATCTTGTCCGGGATTACGGACATTGCGAACCGTGCTTACGCTGACGCGCCTCCGTCTGACCGGCTGGCGTTTGAATGCGGAATGCTTTCCAGCAAGTTGCGAGAAATGGCCTATCTGTTGGAAAACGCCCAGGAGCGCATCAAGGAACTTGAAATTGAACTCGCTTACGAAAGGAAATAAAAATGACAACGATGACCATGATCCATGAAATTAAGTCAATGGAAATGACTGAACCCAATGAACTGACCAGCGCGGCTGGTTTGTTTTGGAGGCGTACGTTGAACGTGACTGACAAGCACGGCAATCAGACGCAAATCACGTTCTTTGCTGACAGCAAGGAATCTCTGGAAATCAAGGAGAAAACTGTATGAAACAAATAGCCAGCGCTCTGGTGAAAGCACAGAAGGCCTTTGGGCCTGCCCTGAAGACCGCTACGAACCCGCATTTCAAAAGCCGCTACGCTGACCTTGCCGCTTGCGTCGAGGCGGTTATAGGCGGTTTAAACAACAACGGAATAGCCTTGATTCAGAGGAACTACCTGGACGATGCCGGCGTAACCGTAGAAACCGTGTTTGTGCATGAGTCTGGTGAAATGCTCGAGTGCGGCAAGCTGCACGTACCCGCTGCCAAACACGATCCACAGGGCTATGGATCTGCTCTGACATACGCTAGGCGCTATTCATTGATGGCGGCTTGTGGCATAGCACCAGAGGATGATGATGGCAACGCAGGCAGCAAGCCAGCACCCAAGGTAACAGACGCCACGGTAAATGCGCTGCTGGATTACATTGCCGAATCCAATTCGCACGACCAGCTTAAAGAAGCATTCTTCAAAGCCATAAAAACTGTCGGTGATGATCAAAAAGCGCGTGATCAGATCACTAAGGCCAAAGACCAAAGAAAGGCAACACTATGAGCATCCTATTCCGGGCTAGTGCCCTGTCAGCAATCATGACCGATGGCAAAGGCAAAGACGAGCTGTCTGTCGGGGCTAAGACCTACGTTACCAAGTTGGCAAAGGAATTTGTCTACGGTTACGACGAAAAGGTAACCAGCAAATATATGGACAAGGGCATCCAGGTGGAAGACGAATCCATTGACCTGTACAACGCTGTCCACCTGACCAGCCACAGCAAAAACACCGAGCGCCGAAACAATGAGTGGATCACCGGCGAGGCTGACATTGTGGCGGATGACAGGATTATTGATATCAAGTCAAGCTGGTGTCTGACCACCTTCCCGGTGCTGGGTGAGCAAGGTGAAGACAAGGGCTACGAATGGCAGCTACGCGCTTATATGTGGCTCTGGGACAAGCCACGGGCAGACATTGCTTACTGCCTGGTCAGCACTCCTGCGGATCTGATCGGCTGGGAAAACAAAGCGCTTCACCAGGTTGACCACATTAATCGCGAGTTGCGCGTGACCATCGTGCCGTATGAAAGGGATTCAACACTAGAAGACAAGATCAAAGTGAAGGTAGAAGCGGCACGGGTCTACTACGACCAAGTTATCCAAGAAATCAGCAAACAACACACTTATTAAATCATGGCAATCATCAAAGAAATCAGCTGCATCGTCGGCCAATACACCAACAGCCAGGGCGAAAAGAAGAACCGCTATCAGCGCATTGGTAGCATCATTCAGGGACAGCGGGGCGATATGTTGAAGATGGACGTTATCCCATTGAAAGAAGGCGGCTGGGATGGCTGGGCATATCTGAATGACCCCAAGCCGAAAGAGTATCAAGGCCTGCCAAAAGATGAAGACAGTGACGTGCCTTTTTGAGGAGAAAGCAATATGAGCATCCTAGACGAAATCAAAGTCAACCGCACACCGACTCACATGGTGCGTACCCCGAGCCTCACACTTAGCCGGGAAGCGAGGCAAAGCATGGGCAAGTACGTCGAGCGCAAGAAGCTGGCTGGCGAGGTCAAGGCACCGGAGAACGACCTGTGGCAGCGCGGCCACTACAAAACGGGTGACGGTGACTACACCGCACAGGTGCCACGAGCCGGTAGCCTTGTGGCTTTCAGCTTGCCTAGCCGGGGGAATCGGACATGACACCAAACACAGGAGGCCCAGCGTTTCCCCATGAATACAAATACGGAGACGGCACTGCACAAAGGTGTGACGGCATGACCCTGCGCGATTACTTTGCGGCGAAGGCGATGCAGTCCTTGATTGTTGAGACGGGTAGGGCGTTGCAGCACCTTGATGGGGTTGATTTTACGGGTCTCAATATTGTGGATAACGAAGGCGGCACACCACTAGCTATTGCCGAAGAGAGCTATTTAATGGCAGACGCCATGCTGAAAGCGAGGGAACAAAAATGACTGACCACAACCAAGACGACGAAGTAGAAGACCTGTACAAACCCGACTGGGTAGCACTCAGTATTGCCGTGGCGATCACCGCGATCTCGCTGGCTGCGTTTGCTTTCCTTGTTGGGTACTTGACATGACCAAGCAAGAGATGCTGAAAATACTGCGCCTACTGTCGGCACTGGAGAGTGCAAGTCTGGTAAGCAAAATATCTTTGCCTGACTACCTATATGAGCAGTTGACCGCTGCCACTGAAATACTTGAGAGGGAGATTTTGAAATGACCAAAGAACAGGTTATTGCATTGGCGCAGCACTGCGGGTTGCCTGATCCGATGGTTTTCTACGCTGCATACGAACGCTTTGCCAACCTTGTTGCCGCTGCCGAGCGGGAAGCCGCTCAAGAACGGGTAGTTAACTTGTTTGCAGATATGGAAACTCCGTACTTGCCGGACATCATTGCAGCCATCCGCGCAAAGAGCGAATCATGATTGAACGCGAACTACTCGAGCTTGCGGCGAAGGCTGCTGGGATAACACTAGGCGAATACTGGACTCCTCACCTTGGGCGTCATCACGATCATTGCTGGAACCCACTCACCGACGATGGCGATGCGCTGCGGCTAGCGGTGAAGTTGGAAATTCGTATTGACTGGGGGGCTTTTGATGTTGTTGCCATTGAATTCAATACCGACGCAGTAGCCCGAGAAAAAAAAGCCTTAGACCCCTACGCAGCAACCCGCCGCGCCATCACAAGGGCAGCAGCAGAAATTGGAAGGAACATGAAATGACTGACTACTGCCTTGATTGCGGCAAACTCATCCCAATCGGTCAATGCTGCGATTGCTACGCCGGTTCACTTTTTCGGAGACTGCTATGAACACACTAAGACAAGCCGCGCAGCAGGCGCTGGATGCGTTGAGAGGTGCTGATGCCATTGACACCGATATGCAAGATGCAATATATACCTTATACGAAGCACTGGAACAGCCAGAGCAGGTTGACTGCCCCCGCTGCGGTCACGTTTGTTCACAGCGCCCGTGGGTAGGTCTGACGGAGGAAGAGATACTTGATTTGTTTGACAGGAACAATGTCTACGGCAGCAAGTGGATTGAGTTTGCCCGTACTGTGGAAGCCAAGCTGAAAGCTAAAAATGATCACTGAAGACGATGAGTTTGAGCGCATTGCGCGTGAGATAAAGTACCGACTGGACAGCACTTGCACGGCAGCAGTATCAGATAACTACTACTGGATACCGATTGACGAGAACACGCCCACCGGGGTCAAGGTCTTGCTGCTTGGGCGTAGCGGAGTAGCAACAATGGGGCAGTATGCACATCGCCCCGGTGAGACACAATTCTGGACGCACTGGGCGGCACTACCACGAAAGAAACCATGAGCGCAAAGCGGGAAGGTGAACCGTTGAACGTGTTCTACTCAATTAAACTCACTCAGACTCAGCGCATCCAGTTAATTAAACTTGGCGGCCCGGAGTGGATAAGGAACCAAATTGAACGATCTACCGAACTTCCCGGCCTGGGAGCGTCAGACACTGGACAAATTCGCAGCAAACAGCTATATCAGGATGCAGCAGCAGGCCGAGGCGATTGAGCAGCTACGTCAAGACTTGCGAGACGCCATGAAACTACTTCGCAGCACGGCCCTGTAGTTTTTCTATCGTTCGCAAGCCACCCAGCCCGAGCATTCCCATCAGAATTGGCAGCATCTCCGTGAGGTCTGCCGGTGACAGGTTGATTGGGTGGCCGTAGATTTCCAGCCCCAGCTTGGCAATGGGCAAGCCAATCCAGTTCCAGCCGCAGGCAGCTACGCAGACCCAGCCCACGCCTGGACGCCAGCCAGACACGAACAGACTTGGGTTTGTTGCCTCGGCAGCATTGACCTTGATTTGTTCGATCATCAGGCTGGTTTCAGCCGTCAACTGCGCCAGATCACCAGACTGCTGCATCTTGAGCAGTTCCAGTTTGGCAGCGTCACGTTGGGCAGGATCAGGCCACAGCCGGTCGATGACCTTGGAGCCAATGCCAAGCAAAATGCTGATGGGGTCTACTGCCATATGCCTGCCCTTGTTCCGTCTTTGTCAATCGTGATGATGCGGTTGATCACCTTGTCGGGCCGAACTAGGCTAACGTGAACCCATGTTCCAAACTCCAAGATCAACTGTCCAATTCCCATCACATCAATGACCGACGCCAAGTCTTTGGCGATCTCGTAGGGCGTACCGGCCTTTGGAGCGCGAAAGTCAACAGCCAAGGCCAATGTATGATCAGACCCCGGTTTGGAGCCTATAACGCCATTCAAGGCCTTGCATCGGTATCCTGATGTGATTGTGATTGGCGCGTCAATGTGGAACCTGATTCGCTCCATCATTTCCAGTGTTTTCAGCGCGTTTTCCCGCAGTTCATCTGGCAAACGGTTGTCAATGCCCAGCCTAGCCGCAGTGTCTGACTGCGTGAATTCTTCCAGGCTGAAATGCGGTGTCATTTGTCTAGATACTTCACCACTGCAAACACAATGGCCGCCGCAGCCCAGACGCCGACACCACGATTAACCCACTGGTCAACCTTCTTGTCAATGCGTTGCAAGTGAACCTCTTGAATTCCGAGCTTGGTTTCAACACCGCCAAGCCTTAGTCCTTGTGTGGCCTGACGTTCCTCAAACAGAATCAGCTTACCAACAGCATCCGTCAGTTTGTCAACTTTGCTCTCTAGGCGTCGGAAATCATCGTCTGTCACAGCCCCTGCCCCGGTGTGATGTAGACGGTCACGCCAGATGCAGCCAATCCGCTGAAAAACACAGATCCATTCATTCGCAGAATTGAAGTTGTGCCAGGCATCAAAACAACGGCTGGCGATGGATTGCCAGCAATCGGAGCAACAGCATTTGCCGTAGCGTCTGCCGCAGTTCCACCAAATCCCAAAAACACGGTAACCGTTGTGCTGGCATTGGTGATTCGGTACTGGCCAGCATTCTGTGGGTCAAACTTGGCGTAGACCGGGACTTGCAGACCGGCCGGCGCAGCAACAGCAGCAGCAATGACAACTGTCTCGCCAAGCGGTGCAAAAGCAATTTGTGAATTGTTAGACATTGTGATCACTCCATTAATTGATTAAAACTTCAGCCTTACGCGCCTCGATCTCATACGGATTATCCCAGTAGCCGTATCGTAGCAGCCAGTAGCCGTATTTGATAGCGTAGATCAGCTTGCCATCCCGCTGCATCTGCTCCAGATGCTTGCGCTCGTGGCGGATCAGGCCTTGGTGCATCTCGTAGCCGGGGGCAAGGTAGATGCTGCCCCAAAAGCTCGTCCAGCCGTGGAAGCCGCAGAAGCGCATATACGCGAGGATTAGGCCGGTGGCGGTGTGGGTCATGTTAGTACGTAGATGACGGCTGACCAGAATACGAGTAAGAATAAGGCTATGCGGAGGTAGATGGTGCGGACGGTCATGGTTAATACATCTATTAAACGGTAGCACTTTCGTACCAAACACCGTCCACATAGGTAAATGTGTAAATTACGTTTACGGTCAAAGTTTTGTTGGCGCCAGTTGATGTTTTAATATTTGCCCCATTAACAATAGTGGCAGCATGAAGCGCAAGAATTCTGATCATCTCACCATTGGCTAAATTGCCCGTAAAATTAATAATTGCGCCAGTGTCGGATGTTTTAAAAACGGAACCGTTAGCAATAGATGGGTTAAATGTTGCTAATGGAAAAATTTGAATAGGAATGTCCGACGCGCCTTTATTTGTGATTGGGTTATCAATACCAAAGTCGCGTACTCCGCTACCAGTGACAATGTTTTTATCAATTATCATGCTGGTTTCACTAACTGTATTTATTACACGAATACCCGCATGAGCAGCATTTGCCGCAGTGTTGTTATTTCTAACGTCGTTAGCCATAACAACAAGGTTTGAACTTAACCGAACATAAACCCCAGACAAAACGCAGGAAACAACTATATTTCCTGTAATTGAAACATCTGTACAAGCGTCATCTACTTGTATGCCAACCTGGCTTGCGTTATAGACAGCATTACCTGTTATC